GCCTTCTTCATTTTCGACGAACAGCGCCTTGTGGGGAGCGGGGCGTGGGTCAAGGCATTCAGGCACATCGTCAAGCACAACACCTGGGTCATGCTGTCTGCCACACCTGGGGACACGTGGATGGACTACGTACCGGTCTTCGTCGCCAACGGGTTCTACAAGAACAAGACCGAGTTCATCGAGAAGCACGTGGAGTATGACAGCTTCAGCAAGTACCCGAAGGTCAAGGCGTACCACAACGTCGGGACTCTCATCAAGCACCGGGCGAGTCTGCTGGTGCACATGCCATTCGAGCACGACATCACGAGCGACACGATCAACATTCCGGTGGAGTACGACGAGGTCGCCTTCAAACGGCTTCTGAAGACGCGCTGGAACCCGTTCACGGACAAGCCGATCCGGAACGTCTCGGAGCTGTTCCAGTGCATGTTGCGGATCACCACGTCGCACGAGTCGAGGCTCGCAGCGGTGCGGAAGGTCCTCAAGGAGGAGCCGAGGCTGATCATCTTCTACAACCGCGACTACGAGCGTGACGAGCTACTGAAGCTCGGGGAGGAGATCACGCTCGCGGAGTGGAACGGTCACAATCACGAGGAGGTCCCGACGACGGACCGGTGGGTGTACCTCGTGCAGTACACGGCGGGGGCCGAAGCGTGGAATTGCATCACAACTCGGGCCACGCTGTTCTATTCCGTACCATACTCGTACAGGGTGTGGAAGCAGGCACATGGTCGGACAAGGCGCCTCAACACGCCCTTCAAGGTACTTAAGTACTACGTGCTGCTGTCAAATTCGCCGATGGACCGCGCGGTGATGGCAGCACTACGCCAGAAGAAGGACTTCAACGAGGCGGCGTTCGTGAAGGCCCACAAGGCCGCATAAACGGACAAACGCGACTGTTTGGAACGGGGTCGGCGAACGTAGCAAAACTCGCGTATCGCCGGCCCTCTGCCACTTTTTTGGCAGAAGTGTCAGCCCGTACATAGGTCCTGACCTGCGGAAATGACACTTTGCCAAAAAAATCGGGGTTTTCAAAAAAAATTTTTTTTCGTTCTCTTGGTCAAATCTTCTACCTCTCCCTCCCCTTCACGCGAGACTAGTAAGATTAGATACCAAGTAACGTAAAAAAAAAAGTTTTGCTCGACGACTTCATTTTTGACAGCCCGATGTGTCTGTTTTAGGAACTCCGTTCCAACTCGTTCCAAAAGGTCCAATGTAAAGCTCAGCAACAGAACAGGTGGGGAAGCATGGAAGAGTGGAGAGTGGTCCAGGGGTTCGAGTGCTACTCGGTAAGCACCTATGGACGGGTGCGGAGTGACATCGAGTACCAGAACGGGAACGCTGGTTTGATCCTGCGTCAGTCGACGAATCAGCGAGGGGTAGCGTACGTCGGTCTCATGAAGAACGGAATCCAGTTCAAGAGGTCGGTCGCGCTGATGGTCGCGCACGCCTTCATCATGACCGCGCGCCCGCTCACGTTCACCACTCCGATAAACCTGGATGGGAACAGACTCAACAACCGAGTCGACAATCTGCTCTGGCGACCCACCTGGTTCGCCCGCAAGTACTTCAGTCAGTTCCGGAACCCCCGCGCAAGAATTACAAGGCCCATAGTGGAGGTGAAGTCGGAAGAAGTGTACGAGGACTCATGGAGTGCAGCCATAACGCACGGTCTCCTCGATCAGGAGATATTTGAGGCCGTACAAGACAAGACGTACGTCTGGCCGACGTACCAGAGGTTCGAAGTACTACGCTGAAATCAGATACCGACACGCAGGGTAATCGTGGATTATGATAGAAGGGAGTCAATCAAGCTCCCCTGCGTTTGCCGTGTTTTCTGTTTTTCAGCGCGACAGGAGATCCCGATGAGGGAGAGCCAGTACCAAGCCAAACTCATAGGTGAGCTTGAGCGCCGGTTCCCTGGTTGCGTGATCCTGAAGAACGACCCGACGTACCTGCAAGGGATACCGGACCTCGTCATCTTCTACGGCAACCAATGGGCGATGCTCGAAGTCAAGGTCAGCGCCAGAGCCGCCGTCCAGCCGAATCAGCCCTACTGGGTTGAGACGCTGAACGAGATGAGCTTCGCGGCCTTCATCTACCCTTCGATCGAAGAGGACGTCCTCCGTGGACTGGAACAAGCATTCGCATCTCGCGGGCCAGCACGCCTTCCTGAGCGCCAGTAAGTACCACTGGAACAACTACACGCTGGATAAGCTCGACCGGGCCTTCACGACCCACCAGGCGGCCCAGAGAGGCGCTGCCCTCCACGCTCTCGCCCACATGGCCATCGGCCTTCGTCAGTACATGGGTGGTCCCGACGAGGAGCACAACACGCTCAGTCTGTACGTTCGGGACGCGATCGATCTCGGTATGCGGTCCGAGCAGGTTCTCTACGTTTCGAGGAACTGCTTCGGTACCGCCGACACGATCGGATTCAGGAAGCGGAAGCTCAACATCCACGACCTGAAGACCGGCGTCACCACGACCTCGCCGCACCAACTGGAGAACTACGCTGCGTTCTTCTGTCTCGAATACGGGGTCGACCCGTACGACATCGAGATAGAGCTGCGGATCTACCAGAACGACGAGATCCGGGTCTACGACGCCGATCCCGCGGCCATCGCGGCGATCATGAAGACCATCATCGAGTTCGATGCGTACATCGAGAAGCGTAGAGCGGAGGAAGAGTGAGCTTTACGATAGACGAGCAGACATATCACGAAGCCTACGCTGAAGGCGACGAGAACGAGCTCGCGCACTACGGCATCCTGCGCAAGTCGGGACGCTACCCATGGGGCTCTGGCGGCCCCGAGTACGCCAGCAACGCCGGCTTCTTGGGAATGGTCGACGGACTCAAGAAGAAGGGCCTCAGTGAGGCGGAGATCGCTCGTGGGCTGGGGATCACCACGACCCAGCTCCGGGCGGCCAAGTCCATCGCCAAGACCGAGGAGAAGACCCGTCAGGTCACCCAGGCCAAGCGTCTTAAGGCCGAGGGCATGTCCAACGTCGCGATCGCCAAGGAGATGGGTCTCAACGAGTCCACCGTCCGCACGCTCCTCAAGCCCGAAGCTACGAGGAAGGCGGACATTCTCAAGACCACTTCTGAGGTCCTCAAGAAGGAAGTGGCTGAGAAGGGCTACATCGACGTTGGTGCCGGCGTAGAGCAACACATGGGCGTCTCCAAGGACAAGCTCGGCATCGCCGTTGCTCGTCTGAAAGAGGAAGGCTACGACGTCCACTACGTCCTGGTCGATCAGCTCGGAACTGGTCACCAGACCAGGATGAAGGTCCTGGCCGCACCTGGAACCACCTACAGCGAGGTGTTCCGGAACCGCGACAACATCCGTATTCCGGGCCAGCACTCGGACGACGGTGGACAGACGTACTTCGCCAAGCAGCCTCCCATCTCCGTGGACCCGAAGCGCATTCAGGTCCGCTATGCGGAAGACGGAGGCAAGGACGCGGACGGCGTTATCTACGTGCGCCGAGGTAAGGAAGACCTGACCCTCGGCAAGTCGAACTACGCCCAGGTTCGCATCGCCGTTGGCGGTACGCACTATCTCAAGGGCATGGCGATGTACCGGGATGATCTCCCGGATGGCGTAGACCTCGTGTTCAACACAAACAAGTCCAACACGGGCAACAAGCTCGACGCCATGAAGAAGATGAAGGATGACCCGACCGACCCGTTCGGTGCGATTGTCCGTCAGCTTCCCAAGCTGGACGCCTTCGGTCGGGAGATTCCCGGCACGAACCGTTCGGCGATGAACATCGTCAACGAAGAGGGACAGTGGGGTAAGTGGTCTAAGAGCCTCTCGTCCCAGATGCTGTCGAAGCAGCCCACCGGCCTTGCCAAGGGCCAACTGGACATGACGTACGAGCGCAAGAAGCGTGAGTTCGAAGAGATCATGTCGCTGACTAACCCCGTCGTGAAGAAGCGCCTTCTTGAGGCGTTCTCGGACGACGCGGATTCGTCGGCCGTTCACCTCAAGGCTGCGGCTCTCCCTCGGCAGGCGTCACACGTCATACTGCCGATCAACAGCATGAAGCCGACCGAGGTGTACGCACCCAACTACAAGGATGGCGAACCGGTTGTTCTGATTCGCTACCCTCACGGCGGCATCTTCGAGATCCCTGAGCTCACCGTCAACAACAAGCACCCCGAAGCACGCCGGCTTCTCGGCAACGCTCCCGATGCGATCGGTATCCACCACTCGGTGGCCGAACGTCTGTCTGGTGCGGACTTCGACGGTGACACCGTGCTGGTCATCCCGAACCGGGATCGCAAGGTCAGGACCAAGCCCCCGCTTGAGGGGCTCAAGGGTTTCGACCCCATGATGTACAAGCTGCCTGACGACAGTCCCATCAAGCGAATGACTCCCCGTGAAAAGGGAATCCAGATGGGGCTCGTGTCGAACCTCATCACCGACATGACCTTCAAGGGCGCCACGGAATCCGAGCTTGCGCGCGCAGTTCGGCACTCCATGGTCGTGATCGATGGCGAGAAGCACAACCTCGACTACAGGCAGTCGGCCCGAGACAACGGCATCGCCGCTCTCATGAAGAAGTACCAAGGCCGCTCTACTGGTGGTGCGTCCACCATCATCTCAAGGGCCGGATCTCAGATCGATGTGCCCGAGAGGAAGCCCCGTTCTGCTGCCAAGGGCGGGCCGATCGACAAGGTCACAGGCAAGAAGGTCTACGAGTACTCGGGTGCTACCTACATCCAGACCAGGACTACCAAGTCCGGCAAGGTCGTGGAGAAGGAAGTACTCAAGATGGGGCCCAAGTCAACGAAGCTGGCTGAAACCGATGACGCACACACGCTGTCGTCGGGCTACCCCATCGAGAAGGTCTATGCAGACCACTCGAACAGGCTGAAGGCGCTTGCCAACCAGGCAAGGTTGGAGATGGTCCACACCAGGACTGTCCCCTATTCGCCTTCTGCTAAGGCCGCCTATTCTCATGAGGTACGGTCCCTGGATGCGAAGCTGGCCCTCGCTCTCAGGAACGCCCCCCTCGAAAGGCAGGCCCATGTCCTAGGAAACGCCGTGGTCCGTGAAAAGACCCGTGCTAACCCCGACATGGAGGCTTCTGAGAAGAAGAAGCTCAAGGCTAAGGCGCTGGATGAAGCACGTCAGCGCACTGGTGCCAACAAGACCCGAATCGAGATCACTGATGCTGAATGGGCCGCCATCCAGGCGGGTGCTATCAGTACCAGCAAGCTCAACCAGATTCTGGCTAACGCCGATCTGGACAAGGTCAAGGAGCTGGCCACCCCCAAGGAGAAGACTCTCATGAGTGGTGGCAAGAAGACTCAGGCACTGGCCATGATTCGTAGGGGCTACACCCAGGCAGAGGTAGCTGACGCACTGGGTGTCTCTGTGTCCACCCTCACGAGAAGCCTTGGTGAGTAGGGAACCATGACACTACACATGCTCACCACAGTGGACAATCCATTCGATCCGTTCACACAGAACGATGAGTGGACAACGTACGATGAGGCAAAGGGCTACCATACCAATGCCTTCCTCGCTCGGATCGTCAGACTGTCAGACGACTTGAGTGAAGCAGATCAAGAAGCCGAGATCGAGAGAGCAATCGACGAGATCGTGCAGCACAACGTTCTTGGTCTGTACAAGAAAGTTGCATCACCATCCTGACTGCAGTGACGTCGAGCAGAGTCTGACTAACCGAGAGATCTCTTCCCCCCGAGACTCTTGTGGAACTCAGGCTCTGCTCGACAGCAGTCAAACAGACTTCATTGAATCTCTTTATGCCTTCGAGATCATGCAATTCTCGGAGAAGTGGAGAGGATTTCAATGGTAGGGGGGGGGGTCTCGCGATTCAAACCCCCCTTCTGCATCGCCGCCCTCCTATATTTTCC